TAAATAACCGAATTATTCTACCGTTAAATTTTGGAGTCTTCGACCATCGAAAAGCGTACCATAATTTCCGGGTGCATTTTGTTCCTATTATTGATGCACCAAGATGCCCACGTAATTCAGCCTTGCCGCCTCGGTATGCGTCACCAATGTGAGGGATTACTTTGCCCAAATATTCTCGATACTTTGCGCCTTGATCTTCAGCAATTACAGTTTCTATTGCTTCAAGTGTTTTGGTTGCTATTTGTATCATTAATTAAACTCAGATTAAAGAGAGCGGGAAATTTTGTTTATAAGTCTGGTAAGTATTATAAATTTTATTTTGTTATCTGTATACATTTCTCGAAAGTTATTAAATTCTTTTTGTGTTTTAATTCTGTTTTTTTCATCGTTAACATCAAACAGTTTTAGATATAGTTCTTCGATTTCAGAAACAGTTATGTTATCTGGATTCATTTACATACTCCAAAAAAAACCCGCCCGGAAGCGACCGGGCAGGAAAACGGGAAAAACAGATCAGTTTGTTAGCTTCCTTGAGCCCATGGAGGGAGTCCCGCAGCTGGTTGCTGCGGCGCCGACTGTGGCGCTGGCTGCTGCTCTGGCTGCTGTGGTGCTGGCTGTGGCCATTGTGGCGCTGGCTGTGGCGCCGACTGTGGCTGCTGTGGAGAAGTATTTTGACTCCAAGGCTGCACGTTATCTTGTGGTACCTGATACGTCGGTTGTGCAGGCGCCGAGACGGTCTGAGGCGCCGAGACGGTCTGAGGCGGGGCTTGTTGTACGTTTGCGTTTATGCTGTCGTATTTTCGAACCTCATTCGATGCATCATAATCGTCCGTTGCTTTGCGCAATTTGAGTTTAGCTTTTAACGGCTTGTTATGCAGCTCTTCGGAATCTTGAATATGATCATTAATACCGACTGCTATTGCAATAGTTGCCAGGGTTCCCCAAGCAATTTCTTGCGCCTTTTGGTTTGCATTTTGGATATTCAAACGGTCCCAAAATTTCTGGCCTTTGTATGTACCATCGAGAATCGTAAACGTTAATTCAAGATAATATCCATTATTATCCTTTGTTGGTTTAACTTCTGATTCTGAAATTACACAATTATACCAGCCTTCCGGAACTGGGTCCGGACGTCCCAGATTCGGTTGAACAGACTGAACATTGAAATTGATAACTGCCATGTTGATTACCTTTGTATGTTGAAAATATTAATGCCAGACGATTGATATATTGCATTTGCAAAATGGTTCCAACCGTCTGTTTTTGGGATAGGGATTTCGCCATCGATTCCTAGGCGATTTCCCGCTACATAAGACGGTGTTCGACTCAAACCTAACACGCGTCCTTTGTTTTGTGTCATTCCTTTAGATATGTTTTCGCCTTTCGTAATATACATCGGTTCAAAAAGAAAGCCGATTATATCTGCCCATTGTGTAAGCATTTCACGCTTGCCATAGGTTTTCATATTTTTAGGGCTGTGTAAAAGTAATTCCCAGCAATCGAACTCTCCAACGTTTGGATCAATGAGTTTGGCTGCAAACGAATGACAAGTAAATATGATATTTATTTTTCCATATACAGCCAATTGATCGCACGATTTTAAAAAGCGTGCAAACATTTCATTGGCGTATGTGTAGGCTTTTCCATATCCGCCTAATGCGGACTCCATTGTGACAGCCTTTTTATTTCCTGCGGAATATGAACTATCCATCCGCAATACTCTGTTATGTATGTCACGTTCTAGTGCTGTGATGCTATCGAATATTATGCTTTTGTACGGAAACTGTCCCAATTGTGCGTCGGTTATGATTTCATTCAAGAGTTGTTCTACTTCTTCGAAAGAATTTAACATTGGCGTTTTTGGAATTTGAATTCCAGCATAGCCAATTTCTAATGGTATTAGCAAAGGGTTTGGAGACATACTTGTCAGTGTAGTTTTTCCTATTTTTTCTTGTCCGGCTATTACAATTCGTAATCCTTCACGATGTTCGCCACTATTAACTTGATTTAAAATTCCCATATTAATTTCCTGTGGACTAGAATTCAATTGTACGCCTATATTTTTAGCATATCAAGTATTATTTAAAGCCCTACATCTTTGACATAGCAATCAGATGAACAATATGTATGGTGTTCGACAAAATAAATATTTTCTTCTTTTGTTTCTTTACCACAATATTCACAAGGCATATAACCATCATATTCTTTATATTCTCCGATACCCTTAGATGGAAATTGATTTTTTGTTAGGTCAATTATGTTTTCCTTATCATCTTTTATCCAATAATGTTCTTGCGGTCCCCAAAACGGACAATTGTACCAGCCTTTAACTAATTTACAATGAGGATGTTTTTTTATGTATGCTTCCGATATTTCTTTACATTTGCCACGATATTTTAAATACTCGTTATTATCCATTTTTTAAATTCCTTTGTTTCTAAATTCTTGAAAAGTTGGGAATCGCGGCTTGTCTTTTATACCTATAGGGAAAAATTGAAACTTTACAATTTTACCTATAATTTTTTCAGGGTTTAACAAAAAAGATTTTCTTTCTTCATGTGTCATTTTACCAGGCGCAATTTCGATATATTGTCCTTCTTCGATTACTATGCGGTCGCCTATTTTTTCGGTTTTCAGAGCATGACCGCAAATTGTTCCAATCATGCCGTTTGGCGTCATTAATTCTGAATGTGTTGAACGTTCAGTATATCCATGTGGACTTTTATTTATTTCGTTACAATTAGATTGTCCTTCGCGAATATGAGTAACCACAATTTCAGACTCCATAAATTGCTTGACTCGCAAAAAATTTGATTCTTTCGCGGTACAGCGTCCATGCTTATATCCTCCTTTGAAATCACGCAGCACGACACCTTCGAATCCTTGTTCCAGATAGCAGATTTGTATATTATCTAATTCATACTGTGAATTAATAGAGATATGTGGAACTGGCCATATTCGATTTATTAGTTCCGGATATTTCATATGCAAATTTTCTATTTTTTCTAGCAATTGTCGCCAGCGCATATAATAACCTTCATGATCATTTATACCGGGAAGTATTAAATCGAATACGCACCATCGAGTTTCAATGGTTCCGTTGATTGTGGTTAATGCGCTGGTGGTTTCGTTGCAGATTCCTTCACCTGTTATTCGGTCAACTACCATTTCACCATCGAATCCGATAAATCGTTTGTCACTAAAAAATTCGCTGTTGAGTTTATTTTTAAAAGGTTTTCCGGATCGGGCTATCAGTTTTCCGTCAACGTTCAATGCACGAACGCCGTCAATTTTTGGCAAGGCCATAAAAGGAAATGCTGCTACATCTGAATCGTAATCACATGCCAATATTGGTTTCACAATTTCCCCCATTTCTGATTATTAAAATAACCCCGGACCGAAATCCGGGGTTCCTTGCCATGCCTCGCCATGCCTCGCCATGCCTTAACAGACAGTCATGGACGACTGTCTGCATCCGGCGACGACTCAACATCACTATTTAATCAATCGGGTACATCTACTTGATCTTTTGTTACAAAACAGCGACCACCAGAAGTAAGATCAACAGCGAAAGTTTTTTTGCTTAAACCATATAGTAAATCTTTACTTCCTGATTTATCGGATACTGTTTTACCGCGTTTGCTATTGAGAATTGTCAGACCGGTAAATGCGTTATCTTTGATTTTAACTTTAGTATCGGGTTTCATAATTAATCCTCATTTTCTATATTCATCATAGAGTTTCATTAATTCAGGCAAATATTTACGTAGCATAGTTTCAATTGCGCGCGCATACATTTGTGCTTCGATTTGTGCATGATTATCGCTGCGCAACGATAAAAAATGCATTATATTGTGTAGATTTTGTTTCCAAAGCCAGTGGGTATAATGATTTAAATGCAACATCATTCGTGCATGCTCTGGTGCGACTCCATTGTCAATATGCAGTTCGTATAAATGATACGATTGTTTGCATATAGTCTCCAAATCTTGTTTAAATTTTATTTGATAAACTGGAAGTAAATTATCTTCTTGCCCTTGTTTTTTATTTTTTGCTTTGCCGCCAACTATTTTGGGTATGTACCATTGCGCTGGCAATTTGACATAGCGTCCCGACACTTCGTTAATTGTGACCGTGCGATGCCTTACAAATTGGCGCGCAACAAATATCGGAAGTTTCATTTCTAACCACACTTCGATCATTTCGATTGGTGTAGTGTGTTGATTGCGCATTAGATATCTAGCAAGTTTGATATCCATTTGCCGTGCACGTTCTGTGTCCATAGCATCGAATGACATTCGAGCGCTATTCGCTGGATCAATATCGTCAGCATCTACTGGTTTATCATATCGACGTGTCGGTCCCGCTAAATTACGTAAAGCAACAAAGCCATGGTCTAATACATCGATTTTGATTAGTTGTGTCATGATATTTCTAAATCGAGTGTGAGTTGTTCAGGTTCAAATTTCTGATAATGTTTGCGACGTGCGCGCTTCATATTTGTACGTGCTTGTACATCACAAATCTTATTCGCTTTAAATCTATCGCCTTTTTCGCGGCTATGCCCTTTCACGTGGCGATATTCTACAAATATTCCTTTTGTTAGTGCTTTAAAATCGCGAGTTAAATAAAACTCCTGGGTACTGATCCTAATTCGTTTATTTTCCAATGCGCAGATTGCCGCTTGGCAATCGGTTTGTATTAATAAGGCGTCGCCAGTTATTAACAATCTTTTTTTCAAAGCATACTCTACCCCCTTTATAATTGCCATTAATTCCGCTGCAAAATTGTTATAAACGATTCCAGGTAATATTCCGTTACCGCCTTCTTTGCCGCGTTCTGAGGAAATCCAAAAACCATAACCGCCAGTGTTGGTATCTGGACAATATGATGCATCTGCAATAATATTTACCCACATAATTAATCACCCTCTACCGGAATAATGCCACGTGGAAAATAATAGGATCTTTGCAGGTCGATATCTTCTTTGGTATAGATCCAGCAGAATTTGCTATCGAACAAATCAAAAGCACGTTTTCTACCAGCGTTATAATTTGGCGCTTCGATTATCGCTATGCAATCTTTATCAAATACTTTTCCGTTAATCTCATGGCGGTGATCTTGGCCAAAACTGACATAAATTTTCATAACTAATTACTTCGTTTTGGTTTTACGATTATCAATTTTGGAGTTCCTGGTTTTATGATTAAACACTGCTCGAATACCATTCGTTCTTTGTTATCAAGTTTATTATATTCATGTTTTACTAATTCGGGCGTCAGTCGAACAAGTTTATCCGGATTAACGTTTAATTCTCGCATTTCATCTTTTATTGCCGTAAATGTAGCAAAGTCTACTTTACGATTTAGAAAGTGTTCGCCTTTCAGTATATAAGAATCTGGCAACGGATAATTATTTACTCCTTCTTTTGGCTCCGGGAATGCCAGTCCGAATATTTGCTTGCGTAACAAAATTTCTTTTGTTTTTAACAGTTTTAATTTCTGATCTATTTCATACCAGCTTTTAAGTAAATCGTTTATGACGCGGTCTG